CATGAATCGCAATCGTTGCAAGCGAAAGATTCCAGTTTGCGTGTTTAACGCGATTATGAAAATTTACATAATTGTTTCCGTCCGATGAATGATCGAAATAAATTTTATTTTCATCATCGTTGTATCGAATCTTGATCCATTTCGGTACGGTTCCAACGAATGCAGTTGAAGCAACCTGGTTTTGCGAACTATTTTCGCAAACATAAACGCGAAACAAATCGGATGCGAAATAAAAAAAGCAATATTGATTCCCGCCCGTATTCGGGAACGAAATATAAAAATAACATTCGGCTTGAACTCCGTTCGTTGGAGTTTGAACGATCTTCGCGTTAATTTCGCCCGCCGTTAAATCGAAGAAAACGCCCGCTTTACTCCGAAAAAATTCATAATGCGCCGCGCCGCCCGCCTGAAAATTATATTCAAGCCGATTATTTACAATCGAAGCGTAAGGCGGCGAACCTAAACCCTGAAACTCCCAAATATCGGAATTAAAAGCGTTGCCCGTGAACAATTCCGAAATCGAATCGCCAGTTTCGGGCGTATCAAGGGCGCGCCCCTGGAATTTTTCGATTCTGTTATCGGCTGAATTCCAATCGCCTTCGGGGAACGATGGCGGCGCGGTTACTGTTTCCCAATCATCATTATCCGCGTTTCTGACTTTGAAAACGTAGTTTCCAACGCCGCCGCTTGTATCAATCCATGTTTTGAACGCGCCAACCTTATTCAGATCATCAAGCGCGGGATCAACGGCGGAAACGTATGAACCTTTGTGAATTGTTTGTGCGTCTGCATGACTTGCCATTTTATTATTTTCTCCTAAAGATTAAACATCATACAAAGCCGCGCTTGCGGGCGCGTTTTCGTTCAAATAAGCGGTTTTTTCTTCATCCGAAGCATCAACCGCTTTGCCTTCCGTTTTCCAACGCGCAATCGCATCGGCGAAATCATTCGGCAAGCCATAAATGCCCGCCGCATAATTCACATTTTGTTCATTGAAATTTTGAATGATTTTTATAATGATCATTTCGCTTTTTTCTCCTTTTTTTAATTATCAACCATCACATCGCCGTTTTCGCAAAGAAGTTCGCATTCAGTATCAAGAAGCAAATCATCGGGATTGAAGCCCGCGCCCGATTGGATTTTCAAGATATTGGCAACATCATCATAATCGAACAATTCGCCATCCTGATCGCGCAAAAAATTCGCAATCATATCTTGAATCTGTTCAATTGAGAAACCCGCCGCCGATGCAACCCAAATCAAATTCCCGTTTGCATCGGTGATCAAGATTTGATTTGCGCCCGATGGCGCGCCGATGATCGGCAAACCATTGATCGAATTGGGCGAATCGGCGGGCGGCAACGCAAAGCCAGTATTCGGCGAATACGCGGGCAAAACCAATGAAGGCGATCCCGATCTTGATGTGTTGATTCGCCATGCTTGAAACGAATTCACTTCGCCGCGCTTTGAATAAACGACGAAATTCAATTGATCCAAAATATCGGCTTCATCTTCCAATTGCATCGCGGGCGTGTAAAGAAACGAATCCGCATTGCCGCCGATTTCATAAGTGTTCAAAACGGTATTATCCGCGCCGTTTCTAACTTCGATCACGGTTTTTTGCCCCGTTTCAGTAGGAATCGAAAGATCGCTTTGTTTTAAAACCTGGGATTGCGTCAAACGGTTTCGATTGCGCCATTGAATAGAAATATTTTGATCCGCCGCCGCGATAACTTGCCCGACGAAAACACCGTTGATCCGAACATCGGCGGGCGGCAACGGGCGAAGCGCGCGCGCCGTGATCGTGTAAGCAAGCGCGCCCGCCGCCGCGATGTTCAATGCGCCCGCGTAAGATGTCGGAGCGATCTTGACTTGCAAAACTTGTGAAAGCGAATAAATTTCTTCGGGCAATGCTTGACCGCTTGAAAAAAACCAAATTCGCGCGCCCGCATTGTGTTTTTGCGTGATCGTATCAAGAAGCCCGCGCCAAACATTATTCAACGTGATCGTTTGGTTCCCGTTATCAATCACGGTTTCAAATCCGATGATTTCATGATTGTTTCCCGCGCCATCTTGGATCAAAGCCAGGTTCGCGCCGCGCAACACATCGGCGGCGGCGGCGGATGCGATGCGGTTCATGTCCGATCCGAAATTGATGATCAACGATGAAGATGAATCAATTGCCGCCGTGTTGCCGTAATTGTTCAAGAGGGTTCCAACGGGCGCGAAATCGGCGGATTGTTCGCGCGCGGCGTATGATGCGCCCGCGTTTTCCGAAACGTAAACATCGAAGTTCACGTTCGCGCCCGATCTTTCGGCAAATGCCCAAACGCGGGCGTTGTCGCCAGCAAAAAGAAACGGTTGTTCATTGATAAAACTGTTCGGAGCAACAACGGGATCGGTTGAAGGTTGAATCCAACCCGAAGGCGCGGGCGGTTTGAACCTGGCTTCGCCGATGATCGAAAAGACATCTTGAACGCATTCGATTGTTATTTCGCCATCATACAATTTGCCATCATCAACTTTCATGCAACGCATCACAATCGGATCAATGCCGCGCGATGCGCGCGAATATTTAAAAACCGAAAGCGGGCGAACCCAATGCGCGCGCCGATCCGCTTTGAATTGCGCTTTTGCAAGCGGGATCGAATCGTTTCGAGCATCACGAAAAGCAAGGGCGGCGGCTTGATCCTTATCCGAAACGCCGTAAAAATCCAAATCTTTTTCAATCGGCGATCCGCCCGAAACTCGAAACATCGCCAAATTTGCAAATTCGGCTTCGCGCTCCTTATACCCGTTTTGCTTGTCAACAAACGGAACGATCCAACGATTCGGCGATTCAAGAAGCGTGTTCACGCCGTATTCATCGAACGAAACGATATTATCTTCGTTAAATTCGGGCAATGTTTCGATGTCGTAATCAAACCGCGCCAAAACGACAACCCACAAACCCGAACTTCGATCTTGATAAACCGCGCCATCAATCAAATTCACAATATCGTTCACGACATCTTGACACGGGCGCGATGTGTCCCAAAGAACGGAACAACCCAAATTTTCATTGAAGCAAGTTTCGGCGGCGGCTTGAAAATGCGGCAAGCTGATCAATGCGGGATCAATCCCCATGCCATAACGCGCGTTGGTTAAAACTTCATAAAGCCATTCAACGGGATTCGCATCATCATCGTTGATATTGATGAACCCAGGTTGCCCCAAATGATTCGGGTTGCGTTGCAAAACGAAAGAATACGGGCGAAGATTCGGAGAAATCCCAACATAACCATTTAAAATTTTTGTGATGCCGCCGCCCGCAAGCGCGATGATCGCATTGAAAGTTTGCGTTACGGAAGATGTTAAACCGCCGCTTGACGCGCCGCGTTGCTGAATGTAGCAAATGCCGCGATGATGCGGGATTTTTTTGCCTGGGTTTTTTGATTGAAGATATGCGTTGAAAGTTTGCGTTTCCGATCCGCCGTAAAAATCGAAAGTTCCGGCATATCCGCCTTCTTTCGTATCGCCGCCGAAAAGTTGCGATTTGTCAAATTGAATCGTTCCTTCGGTTAGATCGCCCGCCCAAACGGATTTATCATCAATCAAAAATTCTCTAAGGCGTGTTTGACCATGCGAAAGCGCAAGTGTCATGCCGACATAATACCGAAATTGCCCCGTTTCAACTTTCTTTTTCGTCAAACCGAAAGTTGCGGGATTCGGTACTTTTTGAAAGATAGGTTCGCTTTTTAAATCCCCGTACCAAATGCAGTTCGGCGATTTATGCTTCACTTTTCCGACAACAACCGAAATCGGGCGAACTTCGGTTGCCGTTGGAAAATTAAAATCGCCCAGGGATGCGGGTTGCCTTCGCTCCGTTTTCGCGTTTCTTCGCGTGAGAAACGAAAACGCAATCGTTGCGCCCAAAATCAACAATGCAACTACCCAAAACGGCATTTGTTTTTCTCCTAAAAACTATTTATGAAACGCCCGATTCAAACGGGTTTTTGATCGGAACCAAACCGAAGCCGCCCCAGGCGCGCCCTTCATCGGTATATTCGCCGAATTTAGATTCGCACATTTCCGAAGATAAATCGCATCCCGCGTATGCTTTTACAACCGAACCCAAAACCGAATCTTCAAAAGGCGCGATCAAAGTTAATTCATCCGCGTTTTGTTCTAAGATCAAGCGGCAATCGCCGTTTGCGGCTTCAACGAATCCCAGGGGAAACCAATCATCGGGAAACGCGCCGAATTCGCCCGCCGAAATGATCGAACCCGTTTCGCCAGTGATCACGCATTCGGTTTGAAACGGTTCCATCGGTACGGGGCAAACGATGCCATCATAAAGATATGCGCGGCAAGTTGGAGAAAAACACATTCGCAAACCTTTTCGGCGCAAAGTTGATTCCATTGATCCCAATGTGATTTCGCTTTCGACTTCGCCGAACGAAACGCCTTCAACGCGCCCTTGCCAATATGCCAGCACATCGGCATCGCCTTCATGTTTGCGGTAAAGGATCGCAAAAACGGGGCGAAGCGGCGGCGTTTTTTTGAACAATTGAATGATCGGCGAATCGGGTTGAAATGTGATCTTCAATTTGTTTTGTTCGATTTCGGGCGATTGCGCGGGCGATGATCGTTCAAAGGTTGCGGGCGTGTAATCTTCGCCCAGGTGATTAATGATTTCATCTTGATTCGTGTATCTGAAAACTTTATCCGCGCCCAGGGCAAATTTAATGAATTCAACGGGTTTGCCCGCGAAATCGCTTTTTTCTAAATTGTCATAACTCATAAATTTATAATTCGATCAAATCGAAAAGATTGAATTGCGTATATGCTTTATCAACCGTGATCCAATTCAAGGCGATTTTATCAACATCGAAGCGAACGGGGCGCAAGAAAGAAATATATTCAACTTGCGAAGGCGCGAACGAATTTGCAATCGGAGCATCAAGGACCAGCGTTTCTTCATTGTTGGATTCAATCGCGCTTGTCAGTCTGCGAAAATAAGTTGCGCCCGAAATCAGTTTGATCACAATATCGCGGCGATTTTTCCCCAGGGCGCGAAAAGCGGCTTGCCCGTTGGCGCGAACCTTTAACGAATCGGCATTCGGCGGCGTTGTTTCCAGCAATTGAAAATCGCGCGTTTTGCCATTGTACCAAAAAGGCTTCAACCGCCCTTTTTTATCGTTGAAAAATGAAAGAAATTGCGCGATTTCGCTTCGCCCGATCAGATGAAGGCGAACGGGAAAACGCGCGCGCGGCGCGATGTCGCGGGCTTCGCGCCAAATGCCGCCGATCCGAAAATCAAGTTTTCCGATTTTTCGGGTTGAAGTTCGGGTTCGATCAGTGTTTTCGGTTTCTCGTTTTGTAAAAACATCGAAACCGCGATATTGCGGGAACCCAGGCGCGGCAAAACGGTTCGCGCTTTGCGACATCGGCGGCGCGATCTGCCAAACAATTCGGGCGGCGTGAATGTTTGAATTGATTTCATCAACATCAACATCATCATCAAGAAGAAAAGCGGTTCGCCCTGGCAAAATGCGCGTTGTAACCTTCGGGAATGATTTTTCAAGCGGGCGCGATAATTGAACGCCATGCGCCAACACATCTTCGATTTCGCCCGCTTCAAAATCGTATTCGTTGCGCCACAAAATCAAATACGATCCCGCTTCAAAATCTCTGAATGCCGTGATTGTCGGAACGAATTGCGCGCCCGCCGAAATCGCGTTTTCAAGCAAGGTTTCATCGAATCGCAAGGGCAAGATGAAATTGCGTTGTTGCCAACCGTACACCATCGAATCAAACAAAACGCGCAAATTGTTTTGATCATCCGCATCGTTGGAATTGGCGAAAATATGATCGTATTCGATGGATCGGCGCGCCTTGCCGCGATTATGCAAAACCCTTTGTTCGATTGATCTTTCGGCTTCAAAAACTTTTGAATGAAAATTGATTTCTTCTTTCACTCCGTTTGCCCAATCAACGCGAAACGGGAAAACGATCACGCGCCGCCCCGAAACATCCAATCGAAGCGGTTGATCAACCGAAGTTTCAAGTTCGTAAAAGCCAGCGAATTCGGGCGAACCCGTTAAATTGATCGAAAGAAGAAAAGTTCGGCTTTCGAGCGGCGCGAAATTTTCAATCGGGTTCAAATCGAAATCAACGCCCGATAAATTGCCGCCTTCCGTCCGATCATCAATCGAAACGGTTTCTTCAAGATATGCGTTGAAGATTTCGATTTCGCGCGTTTGATTGCCCGTTAAATTGCCGACATCTATCAAAGCGGGGATCAAATGAAGTTTGTTGAACCATAAATCGCCGAAAGATCGCATTTTGGCGGCGTTTTTTTCGTAACTGGCAACATTGACCGTGTTTTCGGTTAAAACGCCAGCAATGGCGGCTTGCGGCGCAATGCCGATGTAATTTTGAAGATTGTTCGTTTCAAATTCCAGCGATGGAGAAACAAACGATTCTTGAACGATGTTTGAAGGCGTGATCGCGCCCGTGATTGTTGCCATATTTTGCCCCGCCGAAAAATTTAATCGGTTTTCAAACAAAAGCCCAGGTTGCCCGTTGAATTGTTCGGATGCACGAAGGCGCGTTCATCGGCTTTCGTGTGAAAACTGAAAACTTTATAATTCACGCCGCCGATTGAATAAATCGAACCTGGGTTCATGAAGCGGATGTTCACGAAAAAGAATTCGTCAATATATCCGAGAAGCGAAAAAGGCGTTGTTTCAAGATTATTCCCCGCATCCCTGGTTAAAATCACGCCAACGGGCAATCGAACCGCCAACGAATTGAAAGCATTGGGCGAAGATTCCATCAAGATCGTTGATTTCTGCATCGTATCGCCCGCGCGAAGCGGGATCAAATTGCCCGCGTTCGATGGCGTTTGGTAATTACTCCAACCCGTGAAGCCATCAATTGAGGCAACGCGCAAAAAGAATCCGCTTTGCTGATAACCGAACCAATTGCTTCCAAAGATCGAAAATGATCGCCAATCCGAATCGTTGGCATCGTTGATATGTTTGGCGAAAACGAATTGCCCGCCGCCCCAATCGCCAATCTTCGCAAGTTTGCCGATCCCCGCCCAATGCCATCGCCCAACGGGATTTTCAACGATCATGAAGGCATTATCATTGAACGCGAAAAAGTGATAATTCACGGCGGCGGTTAAAAACCCGATGCCCGCATACATAAAAACATTATTGTTGTTTTTCGGCGCGTTCGGTTGACGAAACCAATTTTGCCCCGCATCGAAGCCAGTTGAAGGCGAAATCCAAATTGCCGTTTGCGATTGTGCATTTTGAACATCTAAAACCGTTGGGTTGTGATAAATAGGTTCATTCAAAGTTGATCGAAAGTTAAAAAACAAACCGTTTTTTTCAACCGAAAGCGATTTGCCGTTGCCATCATCGGCATATCGGTTCACAGTCCATCCCGCATCAATCAAGAAAAGCCGAAAAGCGTTCAAAAGATTCGTTGAAGATGTTGCGTTGCCCGAACTATACATTTTTTGATTTCTCCTTTGATTTTCTCCATTGTCGAATTTTCGACAATGGCAATTTATGCCAGTTTCATCGCCCAAAAATGCCCAACGGAATTTCGGAAAACATTTTGCACAACCAAATAATCATCGCCGCCGATTTCAAGAATGTTTTCAACGGCATTATTGAGCGAAGGAACCGAAAAAACGCCATCAAGTTCGCCGTAAACATCAACAACGGATTCGCTTGTTACTCTGCGATAAGGGATCACGGGTTGAATCGGAAACACGGGATTTGCGGGCGAAGCATCGTTCGGCGTTGAAATCAAATAGTTCCAACCTTGCCGATTCGATCTTGATGAAACTTCCTGAAACGGAAAAACCGAATAACCTTCGCCGCCCGAATTCCCAACGATGCCGAATGATCGCCAGGTTCCCGAAGCATCCCGAAGGCGAAGCGATGAATCGGTTGTGCCGAAATAGGGAATTGCAAAATGCGTGTGAACGGCATCGTTTCGATCATAACGCGAATCCGCAACCGCCGATCCGCCGATCACTAAAGGATAAGGAAACTGCTTTGCGGTTCCGTATGGCAACAAAAAACCAAAATATGCGGCTTCGTAACTTGCCGAAACCTTCGCAACGATCTTGATATGCCGCGCGTTGCCAGTGATCCAATATTTCATCGAATTTGACCAAAGCGGGATCGTTGGAGTAAATCGCCCCGCGTTATCGAACGGCATCGCGCCCGCTTGCGAATCGAAAGCCACGCCCGATTGATAACCCGTGAAACCTTGAAAGCGGATGCCGTATGTATCGAATAAAACGCTTCGATATTTCTTCAATCCAACGAAAATTTGATCGGTTGCCGCCAATCCTTCGCCCTTCAAGATGATCCATTCTTTGCCCGCCGTATTTCTAAAATCTTCAACGATTTGCCAGCCCTGCGCGGCGGCAAACAACACGATTGCATCAAACATCGCATCAAGCCCGATTGCATCACTTGTTTCATAAGCCATTGTTTTCTTTTGCTCCTAAAAATTAACTTTTAACCGTTTGTTTCAACTTCGATTGATTGCGGTTCATCAAATTAACAAAAATCTTATCGCCCGCCGCGCCCGCAAAATGTTCCGAAATGATTTCTTCAATCGGCGCGCGTTCGATCACGTTCAATTGATTTGCCGTGAATGCGACATCGCCCGCCTTTAATTCGGGCGCATCTTGCGCCGAAATACCCGCAGATTGCGCGGATGAATCAACCGCAACCGCGCCGCCCTGGGCAAGCCCGCGCGCATTCAGCCGATCAAGAAACATCGCTTCGATCCCGCGCCCCTTCATCGCGCGAATTCGATCAAGGCGTGAAACTCCGATGTTTGAAGTTGTTTCGGCATCCAAAACATATTCGGTGCGAGAAACGCGCGCGGCGCGATTGGCTTCGGGAAAATACGTTAAAATTGAATCTGATCGGCTTGATCCCGCGCCGCGAATCAAACCCGAAGGCGTTTTTTGAATTTCGAGAACGCCGCCGCCCGATGCCAAACCGCGAACGGGAACCGAAGAAACCGCGCCGCCATCTTTCAAACCGCCGCCCAGGAATTTCGCCAAAACCGAAACGGGGATGCCAGTTACCGCAGAAATTGCATAAAGCGCAAGGATCGTGATGATCACTTTTTGAATCGCTTGCACAAACGATCCCAGGGCATCAAGCGCGGCATCTTTGAAGGATTTCGCGCCCGATGCGACATCGCCGAAGAAATTCAAGATCGAATCAAGCCCCGCCGTTTGAGCAACGCCGCGCAATGATGCGCCGAAATCAACAACGGATTTCTTCGATTGATCAACTTCGGCGCGCGCCGATTTGAATGATTCGGAAACTTCGCCCGATCCGCCCGCCCTGGTTTCTTCAATCGCTTTCCAAAGCGCAAGCGTTTCGTTCAATTTCAAATTATATTGATCTTGAATATTGTTGCGTTCGATGTCTTTTTCAAGATCGGTGAAAGCCGAATTATTATCAAGATCGGTTAATTTTTTGTTTCTTTCTTCGATCAGTTTATTGAACCGCTTTTCAAATTCTTGAACTTTTTCTTCAAACGGAATAAGCGCATCGTTTTCTTTGCCGATGTTTAGTTGATCAATCGTTTTTTGAATTTCGGGATTTCGCGCGCCCTGGGCTTGAAGCGATTGCAATTTTGCGATCACGGCATCAATTCGGGATTCATAAGAAACCATCAATGCGCGCCGTTGTTTCGTCGCTTCATCTTCCGAAACGCCAGTTGCCCGCAAGCGATTTTCCAGGCGTTGCAATGCCTGGGATCGTTCATCATCAAGTTTTTGCAAAGTTTCTTGAATTTCAACGAAATCGGCGTTCAATTCGCTTTGTTCCCGAATCGCGTTCGTTTGATCAAGAATCGTTTTCAAACGCTTGATTGTGATGTCATACAGCAAAACATCATCATTCGCGCCCGCCGCCAACGCATTCGCGCGCGCCGTTTCCGCCGCCGCAAGATCAACGGCAAGTTTTTTCAACTTTTCATCGAATTCAAGATTGAATCCGATTGATGCCGCTTCGCGCTTTGCATCACTCAATTCAAGATATTTTTGCCTTGTTTCTTCGGCTTGTTTCTCCGATTCGATCAACGCTTTCGTTGCATCGAATTCGGTTTCGCTCCGAACATCTTCGCGTTTGCGTTTTAAAAGCGTGATGTCAGTATCAATTTTGATCAATTCGGCATATTGCTGATCAAGTTCCCGCGCAACCCGTTCGGCTTCGCTTGTGTTCGGTTTTACGGTCAATTGACGCGATTCAAGTTTTTGAATGTTCCCAACAATCTTTTTGCCCTGGGCATCCAAAGCATCAATTTCAAGCCCGAACGCGGCTTCTTGAAGCGATTTTCGCCGCCCCAAATAATCGGAAAACGCAATGATTTCAAGATCATAATTTCGCTGATTTTCGCGTTGCAATCGCTCGTTTTGATCCTTCGCTTTGTTCAAATCGCGTTCGATTTCGGCGTTGTCTGCTTTATCAATCGGATCGGGCGAAGGGCGAAACGCGGCTTTTGCTTTTTTCGCTTTGCCCGCGCCGCCCGCAAAAGATGGCGTTTTGATCGCGGGCATTTTCGGCGCATCAATTTTCGGAGCATCAACCGAAGGCGGGTTGATCGCGTTGTTGATGGAATTCAAATTGTTTTGAACTCCTTGATTGTAAGAATCGGCGGCGTTTTTGCCCGATTGATAGAAACCGAAAAGAATCCCAGGCAGAGACATCGAAAACGCCAGCGTTGCCAACGCTGAAGCGATGGCGGGCGCGCCGCCCGCGATTGTGTCTTTAATTCCCTGAATGATCGCTTTTCCGATGTTGATTGCGCCTTCAAGAAAATATTTGTTCGCTTCGTAAAGAATCTTGATCAAACCGTAAATGATGGCGATGAAAATACGCGCTGAAATTTCCTGAAAATTCAAAAACAATTTCACAATCGCGTTGATCACTTCATAAACGATTCTCGAAGCCGATTCCCAGGCTTTCGCCCAATCCCCGTTCATAACCGCCAACACGAATTCGATCATCGCCCCGATCACGCGAACGCCCGTTTGAATAACGGTTTTGATCACTTCCCAGGCAACCGAAATCGTATTCGTGATGAACTCGCCATGCGTTGCCCAAAACGCGCCGATTGCCGCCAAAGTTTTTTCTTGAAGCGCGCTGATTTGCGGCATCACGCGATCATAAATGGCTTTAATTTCAGCCATCACGCGAAGCAAGAAATCGCGGATCGCCGTGAACGCTTTGATCGTTTGATCACGAATCCCGCCGATGTTTCGGTTCCAAACTTCATAGATCAGTTTGGCGGCGGCGGCAACCGCGATCACGATCACGGCAACAACGGCGGCAATCGCAACAATCGCCAAAACAACTTTTGCGGCGGCGATCAAAAAGCCAGTGATCGCAGTTAATAACGCGCCGCCCAAAACCGAAGCCAGGGCGGAAAATGAAGCGATCAAACCCGCTTGCCCGATCAATCCGATGAACGAAACGATGAAGCCGCCCAGGGAAACGAACGCGCCGCCGATGGTTGTTAAAATCGAAACAAGCGCGCCGCCGAATGTGATGATGCCCGAAATGCCGCCGATCATCGCGCCCAGGGCGATCAAAACGGGCGGGATGATCGCCGCAATGCCGCCGATGGCGATCACAACGGTTTGCATGAAGGGCGAAAGCGCGGAAAATCCGCGCGATAATGCATCAATAAACGAAACGATCATCGGCACAAGCGGCAAGAAAACATCAAGAATTTTGTTTCCGAGCGGAACCAACGAAAACAAGATTTCATCGGTTGCTTTCGCAAGTTTTGTTCCCAGGTTATCGCCCAAACCAGCAAGCCGCGTATCGTTCAAAGCGGCGTTCGCCAAACCTTCAACGAACGAATCAAGCGTGATTTTGCCCGATGCGCGAAGTTTGCGAAGCTGTTCGGGATCGGATGTGCCGAACGCCTGATCAAGAAGTTGATTGAAGATCGGAACGCGCCCGATGGCTTCTTTAATATCTTGTTTCTCGAAATTCTGCGAAAAGATTTGAACGATGTTGCGGTTGTATTGGGCAAGATCATCAATATTGAACGCTCCTTTTAATTTGCCCGATGATTTGATCACTTGATCAATCACTTTTTCGGATATGCCGCCGATGCCCGCCAATTGCGAATATGTATCAATCGCATCTTTCGTTAAAACTCCAACGGATTCGCGCGATAATTTGCGAAGATCAATCAACTTCGCTTCGGCGGCTTGAACCGAACCCGTGAAGGCGATCAATTTTGTTTTGTATGCATCAACTTCAATCGCCTGTTTTACTGCCAACCCTGAAACGGCGGCAATCGGAGCGGTTACGGCAAGCGCGCCCGCCGCGCCCGCCGAACGCAAACCCGATCCAACCTGATCGGCGTTTCGTTGAAGATTTTGAAGATTGGATTTGCGCGCGATGGCGTTTTGTTCGGCAATCTTTTTATTAAAACGATCAGTTGCATCGGCGGCTTTGCGTTGGGCTAATTCAACTTTTTGCGTATCAACCGCAAGTTTTGATTCGGCAACCGAAAGCCGATTCGCTTCAAGCGATGCGCGCCGCCGCGAATTCGCAACGCGATCCGATTCAACGGCAACCCTTTTTTGAGCATTTGCCGAACGAATCGCGGCGTTTTCCGCGCGTTTCGATGATTGTTCGGCTTGCGCTTCGGTTTGGTTTTTTTGGCGAACTTTGATCGTATATTGATCAATTACTTTGCCCGCTTCGCCCGCCGCCTTCGATGTTCGTTTGAAACTGGCTTCAACTTTGGAAACGCCGCCCGCGCCTTTTTTCCCCGAAGGTTCTAAATTGTTTAGGGCGGCAACCAAAGCATCAATTTCGTTGCCGCCCGTGATTTCGGATTCAATGCCGACTTTTACAACTTCATCACTTCCGTTTGCCATGTTTTCTTACTCCGTCAACTAAAGTTTTGATCGTTTTGCCATCGGCGAAGATGGTTCGCGCCGCGTATGCGATTTCTTCAATCCGATCCGCCCGCGCCGCGATCTTCTTTCGTTCGATTGAATCCAAAAAACCTTCGATTTGTTTTTGCGAATAACCCAGGATGCCGATTGCAATTTCTTCGGCTTCATCGGCGGCGGGGAAATAATGCCCGCCGCCGATCAATTCTTGAATTATGTCGAACCAATCATCGCCGTTTCTTCGGATTGCGGGCTTTCTTCTTGCTTCGGCGGTTGCTGATCGCCCAAACTGTTTTGAAGTAAGGGTTTGATCTTCGCCCAGGTGCGAAAAAAACTTTCTTGATTCCCTTGCCAAATTTCAAGCCCTAATTCAACCGCTTCATCAAGATCAAGATTTTCAACGAATAAAATATCTTCTTTGATCGTGAACGCGATTATTTTCGTGATGATTTCGGATTTCATCAAAAGCAAATCCAAAACGAAATTTGCATCAATGTTCATTTTTTGCATCTTGTCGAAATCAAGATTCAAATCAAGAAGCAATTGCGACAACTTCAAAAAATCTTTTAAAACCCATTTGCGAATGATGAAGGATTTGCCGCCCGCGCGAACGGTTTTGCCTTCGTTTAAAACATCTTCAAGTTTGCCCGATCCCTGGTTTTGATCATCCCCAGGCGCGGGCGCGCCTTCGGGAAAATTGCCCGATTCGAGATTTTGTTTTTGTTGCGCGATTTCGTCTTTTTGCGCTTTTTCTTCATCCGTTGCTTTTCTAGCCATTTTGGAAAACTCCTTAAATTTTTGAACTTTATTTGAAAAAAATCGGGCGGCAAGCGAATCAAATGAAACGCGCGCCGCCCGATTCATCATTGCGGATTGATTCTAATCCAAGAAATAAAAATCGCCAAAGCGCGAACTCGTTTGCGTGATCGGCTTCGTTTGATCTTCAAGCGCATTGCCCGAAACCGCCAACGATGCAACATCGGATTCTTGAATGAACGGCAATGTTTCAACGGGATCGAATTGAACGCGATACAAATCAAGCATCACGCGCTTGAATGATCCATCGCCATTAAAAGCCGCCGTGTTTCTGCCGATAAATCGAAGCCAGCGTTCGGGCATTCGGTTCATCAAAAGCGGTACTTTTTTATATGCCGCCGCCGTGTATGCGGCTTTAAACGGTTGCGTATAGCCTGTAACATCAAGAAAAGTTACATAACCATATCCATCGTGAGCATATTTCGTATTGGTAACAGTTGCCGCGCCGCCGCCCGCCGAATCGGTGATCACAAGCGATGAAACTTTTCCCTTGACATCAAGAAAAAACGCTTCGCCCGCCGTGATCCCGTTTTCAAACGGTTCGTTCGCAATAACGGATTGCGCGACTTCCAAAACGATGCCATACAGCATCAACGCGGCGTTTTCTTCGGAAACGATGCGAAGATTCATCGTGATCGTTGAATTTTGCCCCGTTTGAAGCGATAAAGCGGTTCGCCGAAAGCCCGAAATTGATTCGCGGATGTCGGTTTTTTCAACGCCCAATCCGACTTCAAAAACGGGCGCATCGCCAACCGAAACGAACGGATCAACGGGGTTCCCGCCTTCACTTCTTTCAGCCAAGAAAATTTCGCCTTGACCGCTAAAATAATCATTTCTCATTGTGTTTTCTAACTCCTTAACTTATTTGATTTTGCGGTTCATTGATGCGAACCGTTAATTGAAAAGCGCGAACGTAACAAATTGTGCCTTTGAAATCATCTTCCGTTGACAACACAAGTTGCAATCCATCGTGAACCGTTTCAAAGAATGCCGCTTTTGCGGGCGGCAAATCTAAAAAGGGCGATTCATTAAACCGAAGCCGCGCCGCTTCGGTTAATCGGCGAACCTGGGCGATCCCGCCGCCGCCGAATTGATAGAAATAAAAAATTCTAAAGTTTCGCGTGATGATCCGCTTGCCGCCGATATTGGCTTGAATCGCTTTGCCCGTTGAATCTTTCAAAGGTTTCGGAGTTTGCCCGAAATCGAATTCATCAATGATGAAGGCGTTCACGCGCCCGCGCGTTATCGTTTCATCGCCGATTTCTTCGGTGTACTGATCAAGATCGGAGCGAAGCGAATCGGGATTTTCTTCCATGTCGAAAGATTCGGGAAACTCTTTTAAAACGATGTGTTTTCTTTCTTCGGCGGGATTGGTTTTATCAATCCGAACCGATTCAAGAATTGTTGCCATCGAATCAATTAAATCATCAAGCGAAATCATCTTATTTGCTCCGTTTCATCGCGCGAATTTCTTCTTGAAGGGCGCGCCGCGCGTCTTTCCTGGCTTCTTGCAATCCGATCAGATACATCAATCGCGCTTTGATGCCGCCTTTTTTTCTGCCGTATCGCCAGGATTTCGGGCGATGCTTTGCTTTTGCCGCCGCGCCGCGCCGCATGGTTCCGTATTCGCCGAAAGCATCATAAGATTTGCCCGAACGAACTTCAACGCGAACTTTTCGGGCGAAATCTTCAACCTGGGTTTCTTTTTGGATCGCCGCAAGCGATGCGCCCGTTCCGAACCATCTTTCACGAACCGAAGCGGCAACTTTTGAAAATAAAATCTTTTCCATGCGCCCGCCCCAACGAAGATTCGCCGCGTAAATTCGCGCCCTGATCCGTTTCGTTGAAGCGGGCATTTTGAAGATATATTTCATCGGTTTTTATTCGGCGACGATCCCGCGCTTGATGGCTTCTTGATGCCCGATTTCTAAAAGTTCGCTTTCGCAATCCCCAGGATTGGCAAAATCCGCAACCTGGGCGGCGGCAAAATCGCCCCGTGATGGCGTTTGATCCGCTTGCGCGCCCGATTCATCGTTCTCGCCAACGGGCGCGCCCTGGGCGGTTTCCTGAATGATTGGCGGGGCAATTACTTCATCGGTTGAATCCGCTTCATCATCATCTTTTTTTCGGTTTCCAACGGGAACCGTTTGCGTGATGGTTTCGCGCGGATTCTCCAACGCTTCTTTTTTTGAAACGAATTCGCCATCAACCGCGCTTCTTGAAACTTTGCGCGTTTTCTTTTTCGTTGTCGGCTTTTTGGATGCCGTTTTCTTACTGGCTTTTTTTGTCGGCATGGTTTGGAAACTCCTTTGATTTCTTCCATTGTCGAATTTTCGATAATGGCAAATTATGAAGGGCTTTGCCCCGTTGGTTGAAGTTCGATGATCCATTCGCGCGTTTGCTCAAACGGTTGATCTTTATCGCCGATTTTGAATTTCTGCGATCCGATCTTGATGTTGTCGCAATTGGCAAGCCGCGCCGTATGAAGCCGCGCGGGATCGTTCACGGTTAATTTTTTGAACTTTTTGCCGCCCGTTGCCCTGAAATCATAATCTTCAACGAACCAACCCGAATCAATCTTGCCCAGGCTTTGCGATCCCTTGAAGCATTCA